GAAACAGCTATAGATGTGGATAGTTCTACAGGTATTGTTGCAACAGACACTATTTTAATAGAAGACGAATTAATTACAGTGGGTACCTTATCCTCTAATACATTAGGAACGGGTGGCGGCCCGTCAACAAGAGGTGCAGACGGCACCACAGCCGCTACTCATGCAGACAACACACTTGTTAGGTTAGCAAAAGGAAATGCAGACTCGGCTAATGATTTTGTTGGTTGGGGGCAAGCAGCTTCTCTTACTGTCTCTGGAGCACAAATAAGAACATGGTCACATGATAATTTTGGTGAAGATTTAATTATTAATCCAAGAGATAGTGGTATATTTTACTGGGACAAAACAAATGGCTTATCGACTAGGGCGATTGAGTTAAGTGCCACTTCTTTATATTCAGGTGAAACAAGTGTGCCTACAGTGGCTAAACAAATAATTGTCTCTGACCAAGATCGTCATGTTATAGCTTTTGGATGCGATGGTTTTGGTGCAAACGCTAGTGCAACGCAAGGCAACGGTACGCAAGATCCTTTGCTCATAAGGTTTTCTTCACAAGAAGACCCTGTAGATTGGTTCCCGTCCGCAACGAATACCGCAGGTGATTTAAGACTTGGTGGTGGATCTACTTTTGTGCAAGCTGTTGAAACTAAACAACAAATTCTTGTGTTTACTGACAAAACCTTACACGCCATGAAATTTATAGGACCTCCGTTTACTTTTGGTCTGCAAGAATTATCTAAAAATATTACTATCATGAGCCCGGCCTCTGCGATTGCAGTAGATGATGCGGTGTTTTGGATGGGTAGAGATTCTTTTTATGTATATACAGGTCAAACCATGCAACTGCCTTGCACTGTTAAAGATAAAGTCTTTTTAGATTTTAATTTTGAAGATAAAGATAAAGTTCATGTCGGTCTTAACACTGAGTTCAGTGAGATACTTTGGTTCTATCCTACTGCAAGTAGCTCTGATATAGATGCCTATGTTGCTTATAATTACTTAGAAAAAGTTTGGTACTATGGAACACTTGCTCGTGATGCTTGGTTAGATAGAGGCATAAGAGAATTACCTATCGCTACAGGGTCATCTCTTTTATACAATCATGAAAAGGGGTTTGATGATGACGGTTCTGCTATGACTTCTTTTATAGAATCAGCCCCTATGGATATAGGTGACGGCGATAAGTTTGTGTCAATTAAACAATTAATACCGGACATTACTTTTGATGGGTCTACTAGTGTTAATCCGGCTGTGTCGTTTACAATAAAAGCAAAAACACACGCTGGTGCAAATTTTGGTCAGTCCGGATCTGAGACAGCACAAAGATCTGCAACAACACCTGTTGAACAGTTTACTAATAAATTAGATTACAGAATAAGGGGAAGATCTTTTGCGATAAGAGTTGAATCTACTGATTTAGGCAGTAAGTTTAAATTAGGTACACCAAGAGTAGATATTAGAGAGGACGGAAGAAGATAATGTTAATTACAAGTATTCCTCAATATATACAAGGAGTTAGAAATGCCAAGGTTGATTTAACTACAACTGATGACACTACATTTTATACAGCTCCGAGTGAAGCAGACTTCAACGCTTCAATAATTAATTCTATATTAGTATCTAATGATTCAGGCAGTTCTGATACCATAACTGTGACACTTACAAATACAGCCTCGGCTGTATTTAGTTTATTTAAAGTAAAGGCTGTTGCAGCAAATACAACAATAGAGTTATTAACTAAAGATTTAGTTTTACAAAGCGGTGAGGTTTTAAAAGTACAGGCAGCCGCAGCAAATAGACTTCATGTTGTTGCAAGCATACAGGAAATAAGTAAAACAAGAATTACAACAAGTGCTTTAAGTAATATATAGCATGGACTATTACATAGAAATAAAGTAGAATGATGAGCATGGACCCGGCAATAAAACAAGAAACAATACCAGCAGGCGGCATAGCTGACTTTATATATACAGATGAAGAGCTGGATATTCTTGAAAATCAAGAGTTAGAAGAGCAGTTTGGTACGTCTGGTATTGCTCAATTTAAGAAAATTGGCAAAAAAATGGCAACTTATGGTCGCTACGGAGATGATACAGTTGCTCATGTAGAAAAAGGCGAGCTTATCGTGCCACGGGCCTTGATTGAAGATAACCCAGAGCTAAAAGAAAGCATTTTTTCTCATTTGAAAGAGTTAGGTGTAGAAGATCCAGAGCGTTACGTTGTAGGCACAAGCAAAAATAGTATAAATCCTGACACGGGTTTACCTGAGTTTTTTCTTAAAAAATTATTTAAAGGTGTTAAAAAAACAGTTAGTAGAGTAGGTAGAGGTGTATCAAGGGCTTTGAAAGGTGTAGGTAAAGCTTTAAAAAAGGCTGCACCCATTATTTTACCGATTGCTTTAAATTTTATGTTTCCGGGCTTAGGCGCTGTTTATTCAAGTGCTTTGGGAGCAGGTATAGGAACACTTGTCCAAGGAGGCAGTGTTAAAGATGCGTTTAGAAATGCAGTTATAGGTGGTGCTACGGGTGCTGTAACAGCTGGGTTTACCGGAACACAGGGTAGTTTTGGTCAAAATGTAATGTACGATATTAGTCAAGGTACTTCAAATATAGGTTCTGCTTTTCAATCAGGTAGTTTTCAACCACTAACAAATCCAGCAACGGCTGCTCCAAGCGTAAGAGATTTAATAGGAGAGTCAGAAGTAAAACCTTTTGCTACAGATGAGCAAGTTTTATCTGGGATGCCTAAAGGTGTAAACTATTCAGCAAAGATTCAACCGGGAACATCTGATATTAACACACAACTAGCTAGCGGTTTAGAAGACACTGTGAGTGACGCAGCTTTTAGAACTGCGCCTGCTCCGACTGAAACCACTTCCATGTTTGATAAAATAGGTGATTATGTGTTTAGAGGCGGAGAGTCAAAGCAAGCTATACTAGATATAAAAAATAAAGCACGCTCCGATGCTATTGCAAGCTCTTTAAAAGGAGCAAAAGAGGCGGGCTTGAATGTTTCTAGCGAGGCGGTGCAGAAAGCAGCTGTTTCTGCTGGAGAAAAAGCATTTGCAGACGCGGGACCGGGTTTTTTAACTCAATACGGTCCGTCACTCGGTATAGCCGCATTAGGGGCTAGTGCGGGCGGTTTTTTTGATGAGCCTGAACAGGAGGAGTTAGATACACCAACAACGGGTATAGATATATACAGACAAAACCCAGAACTATACAACGTAGCTGGCGTGACACCGACCACGGCTCAAGGGTCAGTCAGAGCACCAACGTCATACGGTTTTCAATATAATCCGTATGTATTTTCAAGGACACCTTTTCAGACAGTTGCTGAAGGTGGTGAAATATTTCCAAGAAGAACTGGCGGTATTGCCCCTAATGAGGGCACTCCGGGAAAAGATAGTGTAAGAGCTATGTTAATGCCGGGTGAATTTGTAATGACAACAGACGCTGTAAGAGGATTGGGTAACGGAAACCTTAACACTGGTATAAAAAATATGTATAGTGTAATGAGTAAATTAGAAAAGCGTGGAAAGGCAATGGCATAATGGCAGTAGAAGAAACCATTCAAACCGTTAGAGAAAGTCCGGAGATAGAAGCCTATCGGATTGGGCTTTTAAAATCAGCAAAAGAGCTAGCGGATCAAGGCATAACTGTACCTAGACAACAAGTAGCCGATTTAACTGGCTTACAAGAAGCAGCTAGAGCACAAGCAGAACAAGGTCTTGGCGCCTTCATGCCATATGTAAGCACAGCAGGACAAACTTTAGGTGCCGCAGGACAGACTTTAGGCGGTGTAGAATCTGCATTGAGAGCAGGGGCTGGCCCTGTTACAGATGACATGATTAGTCGTTACATGAATCCTTATCAACAGGCTGTCCAAGACGAAATAAATAGAGCTTTTGATATGCAGTTAAACCAAGCCCGTGCGGGCGCTGTAGGCGCTGGGGCTTTTGGTGGTTCGAGAGGACAAATAACACAATCAGAGGTAGATCGTAATAGAGCATCTGCTTTAGCTCAAGCACAGGCACAAAACTTTATGCAAGCACAGGCGGGGGCAGAAAGAGAACTCGCTAGACAGGCGGCATTAGGTGCTGGTATTGCAGGATTAGCTGGACAACAAGCACAACTTGGTTTAAAACAAGCGGCGCTTGGAGAAACTGTTCAAGGGCTAGGGCAAAGAGATGTTGAGGGCGCATTTAAGATAGGTCAGTTGCTACAGGCACAAGATCAAGCACAACTTGAAGCGCAAAGACAAAGTGATTTATCACAATTATATGAGCCTTATCAAAGATTAGGTTTTTTAAGTGATGTTTACAGTAAAATACCAACATCACAACAAACTATTACAGCGGCTTCAGCGCCAAATGTATCACCATTTCAGCAATATTTAGGCCTCGGTATTGCAGGATTATCAGCAGCAGCAGGGGCAAGACAAGCGGGGTTATTCGGATGATGAATAGAGCATTATTACAAAGACAGATGTTTCGTGAAGGCGGAGCAGCTGTGCCAAACCAGTACAAAGGCTTTTCTAAGTTACCTCAGGAGGTGCAAATGAAAATGAATCCTGAGTTGGCTAAAAAGTATGAAACAGGAGGTGGAGTAGCTGGTCTCATGTCACAACAAGATATGGCAGTTATGCCGATGGGTTCACCGCCCATGGATCAACCACCTGTGGCAGCACAACCGGGCATGGATCCTGAGTTGCTTATGGGGGCGTTGCAAAACGCCGCAGAAACAACGGGTGATTTAGAAGAGGCATCTGATTTTGAAAGCATGATGAATCAGTTTTCTGGAGAAAATAAAAGCGAAGAAGAAAGAAGAAACGATTTGGCTTCTATTGTCGGGCCAGAGGACGCATCACAAACACCTGACAGCGTGTTAACACTTGTGACCCCTGTTGTTCAAATGGCGATGGTAGATGAGGGCATTGCACCGATGGCTCGCGAGGCAATGGATGTACCAGTTCAAGGCGATATGGCTGGCGGAATAATGAGCATGACGGGGGCTGGCAACGAACCACCCGAAAATTTTAAGTTAGGCGGTGAGGTTCGCCGCCGTGGAGACGAGGACCCAGTTCAATATTTTCAAAAGGCCGGTGCTGTAGTTCCTATGACGGATTACAACCAACAAATCGGTAAAACAGCAGAAGATCTTTTGCCTGTGTTTCAAAAGTTTATGCCAACTAAAGATCCTGAACTTGCAAAAAGACAATTACAATCAGACATTTTGTTTGACATAGCAAACACAGCTTTAGCTTTTTCTGCTCCCATGGCAGGAGAGAGAGCGGGTATGAGCCCCGCAGAAAGATTGGCTTTTGCCGCACAACAGACAAAACTTTTACCGACTATTTCTGCAAGAACGGCTCAGTCAAGAAAAGAACAAGCAGCTCAAGAACAAGCAGCCCGTTCAGGAGCTCTACAAGCCGCAGTTGGGTTAGAACAAGAGAAATTAAAAACTATTGCCGGCGAAAGAAAAACAGTAATTGGGGGTAACCTAGAGTTAATTAAAAACGCCCAAACTTTAGCAGCAAAAAAAGCTGAAGGCGTGTCTAGCCGAGCGCATGACAAAGAAATGCAAACAAATCTATATGGCTTGAAAACTGCGTTAGAAAAAATTAAGCAAGGACAAAAATTTAAATACGATACGAAGCTTAATGAACAAAAAGGTGAAATTGAAAAAGGAATAGAAAAATTAAAAGAAGCTATTGAGATTAATAAAATAAATATTAAACACGAGGATGCTCTTGAAATAGTTA